CCAGACCTAACATCCACTGAGATCACAGGTGATCCAGATGCACCTTTAGAAGTGAAGGTTGTTACAGGAATTGAGTGAGGTTATAGACACAGGGTATAGACCTCGTGCTCCACAGAAGTTGATTCACCAGATGGTGAAGGACAACAGGTTCACAGTAGTGGTAGCTCATAGACGTATGGGCAAGACTGTATCAGCCATAAACCAGTTGATACATTCATCACTACTGTGTGACAAACCTAATCCAAGATTCTCTTACATAGCTCCAACGTATTCACAATGTAAACGTATTGCATGGGATTACATATTGCAATATACAAGGCCACTAGGTGCAGTTGCTAACGTTGCAGAGTTAAGAGTTGATTTTATGGGTAGACGTATCTCACTTTATGGTGCAGATAACCCAGATTCTCTTCGTGGTATCTACCTTGATGGTGTGGTATTAGATGAGATTGGTGACATGAATCCAACTATTTTTAGTGAAGTAGTACGACCAGCACTAGCAGATCGTTTAGGTTATGCAATGTTTATTGGTACACCTAAGGGTAATAATCACTTTAAAGACTTAAGAGATCGTGCTGATAAAGAAATAGATGGATGGAAACTGTTAGAGTTTAAAGCATCTGAAACAAACTTATTAGATCCAGCAGAGTTAGCTTCAGCTAAGAATGAAATGGGTCTAGATAAATATGCTCAAGAGTTTGAGTGCTCATTCAATGCTGCTGTAGAAGGTTCATACTATGGTCAGATCATTAATGACTTAGAAGAACAAAACAGAATTACAAGTATACCTAGAGAAGAACTTAGCAAAACATTTTGTGCATGGGACTTAGGTATATCAGATAGTACTGCAATATGGGTAGCACAAGTTGTTGGTAAAGAGATTAGACTCGTAGACTTTTATGAAAATCATGGACAAGGGTTAGATACTTATGTTGCTTGGCTTAGAGATAATGGATGGAGTGATGCTGCTCAGTTGCTACCTCACGATGTAGAGGTAAGAGAGTTAGGCACAGGTAAATCTCGTAAAGAGATGTTACAAGATGCAGGATTAGAAATTACAGTAGTTAAGAAGTTACCAGTTGCAGATGGTATTCAAGCAGTCAGAAGAATGTTACCACGATGCTGGTTTGACAAAGAAGTTAAGCAAGGCCTTGATGCATTAAGAAACTATCGTAGAAACTACGATGAGAAGCGTAATGTGTTTTATGATTCACCATTACATGATTGGTGCTCACACGCTGCAGATGCATTTAGGTATTTAGCTGTAGGATTAGATGAGAGTTCCTCTGATTGGGGTCAACCTCTAAACATTAATAACAAATGGATTGTATAAATGGCAATTGACATCAATAAATTAAAGACGATCATTGAATCTGAAATAGATGACTCATTAGGTTACCTAGAAACAGATACCACAGATGAACGTCAACAGGCACTTGAGTACTATCTTCGTGAGCCTTATGGTAATGAAGTAGAAGGCAAGTCACAAATTGTCACAGGTGAAGTTGCTGAAGCAGTGGATGGTGCATTACCACAGCTTATTCGTGTATTCACATCATCTGATAACGTTGTAGAGTTTGCACCAGCTAAAGAAGGTGACGAACAAAATGCTGAACAGGCCACACAATTAGTTAATCATGTATTCTATAAAGACAATGATGGTTTCTTAATCCTTCACAATTGGTTCAAGGATGCATTATTACAAAAGACTGGTATCGTTAAGGCTTATTGGAATGATGAAAAAGATGTAACTAAAGAGAAGTATGAAGGCCTCACAGATGATGAGCTAATGATGCTCATGCAAGATCCAGAGGTGGAACTTGTATCACAAGAAATTATTGAAGAGTCAACAGTAGATGAACTTACTGGTCAAACAACTTACAGCAAATCTAATAATGTTGTATTAAGACGCACAAAGAATAAAGGTAAGATCGTTGTAGAGAATGTACCACCAGAAGAGTTCTTAATCTCTAAACGTGCTAAGACAATTCAAGACTCACCATTCGTAGCTCATCGCAGAATGATTACTCGTTCTGAATTAGTTGCTATGGGTTTTGATAAAGACACAGTGGATTCATTAGAGTCTGGTGACAACTTAGAATTCAGTCCAGATAGAATTGCTCGTTACTCTCGTGGTGAACAACCAAATAGCATGGGTTCACAAGATGAATCTATGGAAGTAGTAGAAGTATACGAATGCTACATTAAAGTTGATTACAATGAAGATGGTATCGCTGAATTAAGAAGAGTTGTTTATGCTTCTAATGAAATTCTTTCAGATGAAGAATGCGACTATGTTCCATTCCATTCAATCTGCCCAATACCAATTCCACATAAATTCTATGGCCAATCATTAGCTGATCGTACATTAGACATTCAGTTAATCAAGTCTACAGTCACTCGTCAAATGTTAGATAATTTATACCTAACAAATAACTCTAGAGTTGCAGCTGTAGAAGGCCAAGTTAATTTAGATGACTTACTTACATCAACAGCAGGTGGTGTGGTTCGTGTTAAGAATGCTGGAGCAATCGTACCATTAACAGTACAATCTAGTGCTTCACAATCATTCCCAATGCTTGAGTATTTAGATGCAGTACAAGCTAAACGTACAGGTGTTAGCGATGCTCAACAAGGTTTAAGCCCAGATGTATTACAAAACGTTACAGCAGCTGCAGTTGCTACAATGTCTAATGCATCTTATGGTAAGTTAGAACTGATTGCTCGTATATTTGCAGAAACAGGTGTGAAATCACTCTTTAAGGGTATCTTACAATTACTATGCAAGTATCAAGACACAGTTAGAACACTTCGTATTAATGGTAAGTTTGTGCCTTTTGATCCTCGTGAATGGGATACAGAATACAATGTCACTATCAACGTAGGTTTAGGTACTGGTTCACGTCAAGAACAACTTGCAACTATGCAAATGATTTTAGGCAAACAAGAACAAATCTTACAGGCTTATGGTGTAAACAATCCACTTATCTCACTCAAGCAATACAGAGATACATTGGCTAAGTTTGTACACATGGCTGGCTTCAAAGATGCTACAGCATTCATGAATGAGATTACTCCAGAAGTTGAACAACAAGTACAACAACAAGCTGCTCAAGGTCAACCAGATCCAAATACACAAGCTGCTCAAATCTTAGCTCAAGTTGAACGTGAGAAAGCTCAATTAAGAGCACAAACAGATGCTGCTAAGATTCAGTTAGATCGTGAACAAATGCAACTAGACAATCAACGTAAGGCTCTTGAGTTACAACAAAAAGAACTTGTACAAACAGCTGAGTTAGCATTAAAAGAAATGCAACTTAAACTAGATGCAGCCAACATGACTGAAACAGCTAAGAACAATCAAACTAAAACTGTAATGGATGCAATTGAAAAAATTAACAACATTACTGGTAGCGTAAATGTCCAATAAGTCAGAGGCCATTGCAAATATATTAAGTGATCAGCATTTCCAAGATGCTATCAAAGAATTAGTAGACAACCAAATGCAACGCATCGTTTACTCTAATTCAGAACAAACAGATGTAAGAGAACAAGCGTACCAACGTATCTCTTGCTATAACGAACTCATGGCTCACTTTCAATCAATCGCTAAAGACAGCGAAATTAAAAGTAAAGCATGGAAGATATTGTAGAACTTTCTACATTTGGTACACCTCCCATAGAGGTAAAATAGGAAAATTAAATGAGTGAAACAACCATGACCCCAGATACTGGGAGTGGCGAGCTTACAGTAAGTCAAGCAGCCAATGCTTTTGAAAGTTTATTAAACCCACAAGAGGCCTCAACAGAGCAACCAGAAGGTGGCGAAGAGCAACAAGTAGAAGCAGAAGCTCAAGAAGCAGAGCCACAAGAATCAGAGCAATCTGACGAAGAGGTAACTGACGAAGAACAAGAAGAAACTGAAACTGAAGAAGAGGAACAACCACGCTACAAGGTAAAAGCTGCTGGCGAAGAAAAGGAAGTCACCCTTGATGAATTAGTTAAAGGTTATCAACTTGGTGCTGATTACACTAAAAAGACCACTGAAGTGGCTGAACAACGTAAGGCTGTTGAAGCTGAACGTAAAGCTATTGAAGAGGCAAAGTATGCTCGTGATACATATGCTCAACGTTTGCAAGCTATTGAGGAATTTATCGTAGCTCAAACTCCACAAGAGGACTTAGCTTCTCTAAAGGAAAACGACCCTATAGGCTATGCAGTTAAGATTGCTGAACTTTCTGAGAAGAAAGAACAACTCGCTGCTATAAGAGCAGAGCAAGCCAGAATTGCACAAGTGCAACAATCTGAGCAAGCACGAGCCATGCAAGAAAGAGTTGCACAGGAAGCATCTAGACTAGCACAAGTCCTACCAGAGTTTTCAGACCCAACCAAAGGCGAAAACCTCAGAAAAGAGATTCGTACTTATGGTAAAAGTTTAGGGTTCACAGATGAAGAATTATCTTCAGTCTATGACTCTAGACAC